TGGGGATGTGGGGATTGCTGCGCGCGCTGGACGAAACCGAAGCGCACGCGGGGCGGTGGGCGCTGGGGATGTGGGCGGCGATGGGGACGGGGCTGCTGCTGAAGGGACTGATCGCGGCGATGTTCCCGATGATGGCGGGAGCGATTTACCTGGCGATCACGGGGCAGTTGAGCAAGCGGGCGACGTGGAAGAAGCTGCGGCCGTTTTGGGGAATTGCGCTATTCCTGGCGATTGCGGCGCCGTGGCACGTGCTGGCGGCGCTGCACAATCCGCCGTACCTGGACTTCACGATGCACAGCGAGCGGGGCTCGTATCACGGGTTTTTCTGGTTTTACTTTATCAACGAGCACGTGCTGCGGTTCTTGAACATGAGATATCCGCGGGACTATAACACGGTTCCGCGGGGTTACTTCTGGTTATTTCATCTGCTGTGGCTGTTTCCCTGGAGCGTGTATTTTCCGGCGGCGTTGGGGTTGAAGTATCGCGGGGAGGATCGGGGGGCGCGGACGCGGCTTTTGGCTTTGTGCTGGTGCGGGTTTATTTTGGTGTTCTTCACCTTTTCGACTACGCAGGAATATTACTCGATGCCTTGCTATCCGGCGCTGGCATTGCTGCTGGGGTCGGCGATGGTTAGTGGAGAGGCGGGGAGGCCGGTGCTAATGGGCACGCGTGTGCTGGCGGTAGTGACGACGGCGGGGGTGGCGGCGATCGCCTGGATCTTATGGGCGGTGAAGGGGCTGCCCACTCCGGGAGATATCGCAACGGCGTTGAACCAAAGCCAAAATCCGGAAGACTACACGCTTTCGCTGGGACACATGGCGGACCTGACATTGAGTGCGTTCGCTTACCTGCGGCTGCCGCTGGGGATTGCGGGAGTGGCGCTGGCGGTGGGGGCGGCGGGTTGTTGGGCGCGATGGCGAAAGGGATGGGTTCCGGTGGCGGCACTGGCGGCAATGATGGTGCTGTTTTTTCACGCCGCGCGGCTGGCGCTGGTGGTATTCGATCCGTATCTGTCGTCGCGACCGCTGGCGGAGGCGCTAGCGAAGGCGCCGGCGGGAGACTTGATCGTGGACGATCAATATTACACGTTCTCGTCGGTTTTCTTTTACGCGAACCGGGGGGCGCTGTTATTGAACGGGCGGGTGAACAACTTAGTGTACGGATCGTATGCGCCGGACGCGCCTCAGGAGGTGTTCATCGACGATAGCGACTTGCAGCGGCGATGGCGGGAAGGGCGGCGGTATTACCTGGTTGCGGAGGGTCCGCAGATGGGACGGCTGGTGAAGTTACTGGGGAAAGAGGCGCTGCACGTCAAGGCGGCGAGCGGCGGAAAATTCCTGTTCACGAATCAATAACATTTTTATTCAGCTTGTTTTCAGGTAGTTAGTTAATCGGCGCCGGGGAAACCGGCGCGAGGCGATGCTAACTTGAAATCGGGAACGAGGTTGTGCGGCTCCGCAGATATTTGCGGGGCCGTTTTTATTTTGGGGGGGACAACCGATGGCAATCGCAGATCAGGAGAAAAGGAGCAAGAAAGTCGCGGACTGCGAGAAATGTCCGCGATGGAAACAGGTCAGGAACAAGATACGGATCGCAAAAGCGGTGCAAAAAGCGATTACGACAATGGACGCGAAATTCCAGGCGGCCGATTACAAGCCAAGCGTGGCGGAATACCTGAAGCTGCTGCAACTGGAGCAGGAATTCGAGCAGGACGAAGTGAAGGAGATCAAGGTCACGTGGGTGGAACCGACGGCGATACTCGAATCCGAGAAATAATTTACGATCCGCTGCCTTCGCAGAAGCGATTTCATGCGAGCGGGGCGCGGTTCAAGGGTTTTTCCGGGCCGATCGGCAGCGGGAAGAGCCAGGCGCTCTGTCAGGAGGCGATCCGGCTGAGTTACATGAACCCGGGGCGGCTAGGGCTATTGGGAGCGCCGACTTATCCGATGTTGAGGGATGCGACGCAGGCGACGCTATTCGAAATTCTGGAGGGGAACGAGATACCGTTCGACTACAACAAGGCGGAGAACACGCTGGTGATGCAGGAAACGCGGTCGCGGATGTTATTCCGGCCGGTGGACGAATTCGAGCGGTTGAGGGGGACGAACCTGGCGTGGTTCGGGCTGGACGAACTGACGTATACGCAGGAAGCGGCGTGGCTGCGGCTCGAAGGTCGTCTGCGCGACCCGAAGGCGCGGCGGCTGTGCGGGTTCGCGGTGTGGACGCCGAAGGGGTTCGACTGGGTTTACCGGAAGTTCATATCCGACCTGGTGGAAGGGTACACATCGATCCTGGCGCCGCCGCTGGAGAACCGGCACTTACTGCAACAGATTCCGGATTTCTACGAGCGATTGGAGCGGAGCTACGGCGCGAAATTCTACCAGCAGGAGGTATTGGGGTTGTATCTGAACATGACGGGCGGAAAGGTATTTTCGAGTTTCTCGCGGGAGGACAACATCCAGAACGTGGAGCTGGACCCGCGGCTGCCGCTGATGTGGGCGAACGATTTCAACGTGGACCCGCTGTGTTCGGTGATTGCGCAGATGCAGGGAAAGACGTTGAAGGTATTGGAAGAGATCGTGATCCGCGACGGGACGACGCAGGAGGCATGCGCGGAATTTCTGAGACGGCACGACGGCCACCAGGCGGGGGTGATTCTTTTCGGAGACGCGTCGGGATATCAGAAACAGACGACGGGAATGACGGATTACGACGTGATCAGGCAGTATCTGGCGGCGCATTCAAATTTAGTGGTGACGCCGCGGGCGCCGAGGTCAAATCCGCCGGTACGGGACAGGATCAACCTGACGAACGCGAAGCTGAGGACGGCAGCCGGAGAAGTGGGGCTGGTGATGAGTCCGGAGTGCAAAGAGCTGATCAAAGACTTCGAGGAGGTGGGATACAAACCGGAAACGGGAGCGGTGGATAAGGACCGGGACCGGATGCGGACGCACCTTTCGGACGCGCTGGGGTACTTGCTGTGGCAGGAATACATGCCGCAGCCAAAAGCGGGCGAGCGGGGGGACGGGTGGATATTCAATTGACGCAGACAATCAACCGGGAGCATCCGGAGTACATCGAGCACAAGTCGATGTGGAAGCAGTACAGGGACCTGTACACGGGCGGGGAACAACTGCGGCGGCACGCAGGGGAATACCTGGCGCGGCGGCACAGAGAGCCGGGCGAAGTGTATCGCGAGCGGCTGATGCGGGTGTTTTACGAAAACTACATCGGATCGATTATCGACTGGTATGCGGCGACGCTGATGCGGCGGGAGCCGGCGATGCTGCTGGAGGGGAACGACGGGGCGGCGAGGGAGTTTTACGGGCTGCTGGCGAAGGACTGCGACCTGAAGGGAACGAGCCTGAGCGAGTTTTTCCGGCAGCGGTTCGTGGACGCAATGGTGTGCGGGAGCAGTTGCACGGTGGTGGATTTCCCGCGGGCGGACGCCGACGGAAGAATCGCGACGACTCGGGCGGAGGAAGACGCATTGGGGCGGTCGCGGGCGTATCTGACGGATTACCGGCCGGACGAGGTCATTAACTGGAATTACGACCAACAGGGAGGGCTGGAGTGGGTGGTACTCCGGACAACCTGTCTACAGCAGTCGAAGGTGACGGACGCGAAGTGGGAGACGGAGACGCGGTGGATTTATTACGACCGCGAGAATTTCCAGATGTACGCGAAGAGGGGGGAAAAGAGCCCGATCGAACTGATCGACGAAGGGCGGCACGCTTTGGCGGGGCTGCACAGGGTGCCGATGTTCCAACTGAAGATATCGGAGGGGCTGTGGCTGATGAATAAGTCGGCTCTGCTGCAGTTAGAACACTTCAATAAGTCGAATGCGCTGTCGTGGGCGCTGACGATGGGATTGTTCGCGAGCCCGGTGGTGTATTCGGACCGGGAGTTCAACCAGATAGTAGGGGAATCCTACTACATCCAACTGGGACCGGAGGACCGGTTCGGATGGACGGAACCGGAGGGAAAGGTCTACCAGATCGCAGCGGACAACCTGGTGCAACTGAAGGACGAGATCTACCGGGTCTGTTACCTGATGACACAGGCGGAGGGCGGCGGCGGCCAGAAGCAATCGGCACTCAGCAAACAGTTGGATTTCAGCACGACGGAGGAAGTGCTGATGACATACGGGGTGGCCGTAAAGGATGTGATGAAACAGGCGCTCTGGGCGATTGCGGCGGCGCGGCAGGACGGGGTTTTGATCGATGTGACGGGGATGGACGAGTTCGATATCGGCGAATTCGGCGGCGAATTGGACGATGCCAAGAAGCTGCTGGATCTGGGGATCGGGTCGCCGACATTGACGAAGCAGGTGTTCAAGCGCCTGGCTTTGAAATACCTGAGCGATGCGCGGCAGGAAGTCAAGGACCAGGTGACGGGGGAGATCGAGAGGGGCGGTTAGAGAGGGGCGAGAGACGAAAGAGATCGCACCGCGGAGGCGCGGAGACGCGGAGACGCGGAGAAGAGAGAGGGCGGGCGGCTTTGGGTTGTTTCCGCGGCTCTGGGTCTCCACGGGGAAAGACTGTGCGCAGGGACGGATGTGAGTTGGTTTGCTCCGCGAGGCGGAGCGCGTGGAAAGCAAGAGAAGAGGAGGTTTATGGAAGGAATCGACGTTCAAGCGATTGTGCGGCAGGCTGTGAGCGAGTTCGTGAATAACGAACAGGCGAAGAGCGAGCCGGCATATAAGGCCGAATTGCAGGAAGAACGGAAGCGGCGGGAGCAGTTGGAACGCCGGCTGAACGAGTTGGTGGAAGAGAACAAACGCAGCCGCAAGATGGCGGAAGAAGCGGAACGCAATTCGGCGGTACGGGCGGAATTGCAGCGGCTGGGCGTGGCCAAGATTGACCTGGCGTACAAAGCGGTGCAGGACGGGATCGTGCGCGGGCCGGACGGGAGATTCATGGCTCGAGCGGAGGCAGGCGAGGTACCGATGAAAGAGTATCTGACTTCGTTCGTGAACGAGAATCCGGAGTTTCTGCCGGCGCGGATCGCGGGCGGGAGCGGGATGACGGCAACGCATAAGGCGCCGGCGGCGGGAAGCGAGATCACGATCGAAAAAATACGGCCTGGGATGAACCCGGAAGAGATGCAACGGATCCGGGAAGAGATCGTGCGCGTGGCCGCGCAGACGCTGCGGGGGGCGTAGAAAAAGACATTTCACCGCGAAGGCGCGGAGGCGCGGAGAAGAAAGGGAGCTGAAGAAGGCAGGGCAAGACAAGGCAAGACAAAACCTGAGAGCGCAGAGGAGGCGGAAGGCGCCGAAGGGCGGGCCGTCTTCGCGGATCGGTTTGTGCGGCCGGAGATATGAAGGCCGGGCAAGACAACAACGGGCAAGAAACGAAAAAGGAGAATGAATGGGAATTATCACTTCGAGTAATGTCGCAAATGCGATTGTGAAACTGGTGGCGGCGGACGCATTGCCGGCGCTGGTGGGAAACCTGGTGATGGGGAACCTGGTGAATCGCGACTATGAGCCGGTGCTGGCGCAAGGCGGAGACACGATCAACGTGCCGATTCCGCCGACCATGGTCGCCAACAACATTCTGGAAGGCGGGACGGTGCAACCGCAGAACCCGAGTCTGGGAAATGCGCAGATCGTGCTGAACACGCACGTGGAATCGACGTTCCAGATTCCGGACGTGACGAAGATCCTGGCCGTGCCGGACCTGCTGAAGGTGTACATGCAGCCGGCGGTGGTGGCGATCGCGGAACGGATCGAGACGGACCTGTTGAACCTGTACGCGGGATTCACGTCGAACCCGCCGGTGGGAACGGCGGGGACGGCGATCACGGAAGCGACGATCGACCAGGCGGAAACGGAGTTGTTTTTGGGGATGGTGCCGCCGAGCGAACAGAAATACATCGTGGTGGACGCCAATGCGTATTCGGCGTGGCGGCAGATTCCGCGGTTCAGCGAATTCCAAAACGCGGGAGAGGCGGGTTTGCGGGCGTTGATCGACGGGACGATCGGGAAGGTGAAAGACTTCTTCGTGTTTCGATCGCAGTTCGTGGCGAAGACGGGGAGCAGTCCGTTGAATACGCACAACCTGGCATTCACGAAGGACGCGATCGGGCTGGTGATCCGGCGGCTGCCGCAGCCGTTGCCGGGGACGGGAGCGATCGCCGAGTACGCGGAGCTGGGGAATTTCGGGATGCGGGTGGTGATGAGCTATCAACCGAATACGCTGGCGCAGCAGTTCACGGTGGACGTGCTGTACGGATGCGGCGTGCTGCGGAACACGAGCGCGGTGCAGGTGAACACGTAGGGGGGTCCGTTAGAAAGAGGTTGGCAGGCGGACCGAGAGGGCACCCCGCCTGCCCCACGCAAATTCAAGGAGGGAAATGGAATGGATTTGAAGATTTATTACCAGAAGATTCGAGAGACGCAGGGAAAGATCGCGGATGAATTTCCGGTGGTGGTGAGCCAGGAGACGCAGGACGGCGGGAAAGCGGGGGTGGCGATGGAAGTGTCGCGGCCGCTGGCGGCGAAGATGTTCGTGGAGGGGACGGCGCGGCCGGCCACGGTGGAGGAGGCGAAGGCGTTTCGGGAGAAGCAGGCGAAGGGGAAGGAAGAGGCGGACGCCGCGGCGGCGAG